ACCCATTGTTATATCTGGTGATCGGTAGGTTGCATCAATGTTGCTAGAGTAACCACCTCTTGTCCAAACATTGCCAGAGTCCTGTTGGTAGATGTACCCATCGTAGCCACCATGTATGACTGTCTCTACATTATCTATGTAATCTGAATCACAAGAAGATACTTTTAATCCTTTTATATCAGCATACTCAAAACCCATCTGTTGAGAGTTAGGGTTAACTTTAATTGTTGCAATCAGTCCTTTTTGTGAACCTTCAAAACCATCGGTAAGAGGATAGAATATACGATATTGAGATTTGTCTCTTATTACTAAAGAGGTAACATTATCGTAAGTAATGTCATTAATTCTGTCTTGGATTTGCTTAGATACAGTTCCAAGCTCCACGTCACCAATTCTTGTTGTACCAGCAATTGTTCTAATTCCATCTGCAGATAAGAATATAATGTCACCACCTAGCTCCTGTATTGAATGGTTAGCTATTGAACCCACGTTCTTTGCTACCTCAGCAAGTTGAAAGTCACTTGAACTTGTTCCAACTACTTTATAAATTCTTCTTTGGCAAAATATAAACAGTTCGTTACGAAAGACTTTTAGTCCTGTAACTACGTCACCAACTTTTATTTCACCAGCACCTGTGTTAAAATCATCTTCGGTAAATGGACCAGAGAATATAACACTGTGTGTAGAGTTAGACATACCACCGTAGAACATATGGTTGGCAAAAGACTTTACAAATTTAGGATTAGTAGGAGCTGTACCTCCACCTGTTGCATTTATTATATCTTCTGAGTAACTTGAATTTAGTGTAAAAGCTGCAGATGCTCCTGTAGCAATTATTATTTTATCTGTACCATCATAGTTAAATTTATCAAAATCGTAAGTAAACGTAGTGCCTTTACTTGTAGCTCTACTTGTCCAACTACCCGTTGTTGTTCCAGTATATACTGTTCCACCTCTTGCTGCAATTATAAGATCGTTAAATATTACAGACATCAATATTCTTTCATCTGCATTTGCTACTTGGGGAACAATGGTTGTGTTATATTTAGTAGTCCCGTTCAATCTTCTATATCCACCAGTTATATCTGGTTCAAAGTTAGACAGTTGCAAAGCTTCTCCCGGTTGCATAGTAAACACATCTTTATTAAGTACAAGGCCTCCTGCACAACTGGCTGTAAATGGTTTTTGATATGAAGTATCAGGCATTTATATTCTGGTATCCCTCATGTATGATTTTGTATTTATATACTCGGATCGTAACATTTGCATTTGGCTTTTATATTCTTCATAAGCCATCTGTGCAGCTTGTGGATCGGATCGTAATATATATGCATAGTATTTTGCTCTTGTAGTAATTACAGATTTAAACCTGTCGTCTAAATCCATAGTGTCTCCATGTGCAGATAAGTCTGTGTGTATTTTCCAATACTCATATTCTATAGAGTAGTTGCTTTGATCTGGTACAGGAGATAGTCCAAATTTTTTATCTTGTGTTCCATATATATAGTCTGGAACACCTAGGCAATCTTTAGAGTTCTTTAAATCTTTTTCTAAAAATCTTGTATTCCAATCATCATAACTTATATACCTTAGTTTTTTTACAGGTATATCTTCAGATATTCTTATGTAGTCTACATCCATGTTTGTTGCTGTAGATGGGTTGTTTACTGTAACAAATGTAGTCTGTGCTGTTGCTGTAAATGTAGTATCTAACACATTACCAGACCCAAAGTCAGACACAGTTAATGTTGTATTTAAATTAGTGGTGTCTTCAGCAGAAGTACCTACTTGTACTTTTAATGCTTGCCCTGTACTGTTTGAATCAAAAACTCTTACTTGTATTCTATATGATGTATTCTTTACTGTAGAGAATGATTGATGAGCAGCATAGTCGTTTAATCTTAATCGACCATTTCCACCAGAATTGTATGCAGCACTTCCAGCTCCTGCTATAGTTGTCCAACTACTTATTGTTGATGTAAACTCTCCATTTGTTAACAGTTCTTTTGGTACAAGTCTAAATGTATCCCAGTCCATCTTTCTGTAAGCTAAATCTGTACTTTGAGGAGAAGCAGCAGTAGGTAGGGCATATGTCCTTTGTCCAGCATTGGTAACTTGGTGAGTAGATTTGTACAGATCAGGTATTCTGATAAAGAATTGTAAGTTTCATTCATAGCTTTTACTACAAATTTCTTTACAGCAGTTTGCACTCCTCTACTACTAGAAAAACTAGAAGCTGTTAATTCCGATTCATTCAATTCATTTAACACGTTGTTTACTAATACTAGATATGTTGTTGCCACTATTCTATCCCCATTGTTTTTTTGCTACAGTTTGTGCAGCTTTAGTAAGTTCTCCGTAGTGGTATAATCTTTTACTACTCTTGCTGTGTGTTTTACCAGAATGTAATGTTCCATCAGACATTTTGTGCATGCCTCCTTTATGGACTTTACCCTGTTTAGTATAATGTTTTACACCCTTCATCTAACAATTCCACTTTCTTAATGCCTTATTAATTCTTGATTTAGGATCATTTTTCTTTTTTGCCCCTGTTAATTTCTTTTTCATTCCACTCATTCTAGCACAAAAACTCTTTCTTCTACTTGCTGCCTTTGATCCTTTTTTTAATTTGGATGGCTTGGTTGTTACAGCTGTTTTTAATTTTGATCCGGGGTTAGCTTTTCTATAAGAAGCTACTCCCTTTTTATTCAACCCCCCCGATTTAGATTTGCCTTCTTTTCTTTGCCATGCCGGTGTTCTAGCCACTATCTAACCCTTAGCTCTTTTAGCTTTATTTTTTGCAGAATTTGGAAACCCTGCTTGCATATTTTTATAAGCTTTAGCTGAGATTGTGGATTTTTTCTTTGTGTTACTTGTTCCAGCTTTTTTCTTTGCGTTAATGTTTGCATACAAACCTCTTTTAGCCATTTAGTTATCCAATTTTTTTAAGATTAAATTTAATGTTTGTGTAATGGATTTTAAACGAATTTCCATTTCTTCTATTCTATCGTCTGCAGTTGTTTTAGGTTTATATATTTTTTGTGTAGATCTTACATCTATTGTTGCCATAGATTTTCCTTTACTTAAATTGAGGGAGAAGAATAACCCCTCCCCCAAAGTTGTTTAGTACTAACTTACAGTATCATGTTGAGAGTCTGTATTTGTGTCAGTTTCAGAATTTCCTGAAACATCACACATAACAGCAAACACTCTAATTTTACCAGCAGATGAATCTGCACCACCGATAAGTATGTCTAAAGTATCTGCAGATGCTGCTATATGTCTAGCAGTTGCAGTCAATGTACCATAACCTGTTGCGTTAGAGTCACCGTCAACATAAATGTCAACGTCTCCACCTGTAATACCCATATCCATAGTAGCAGAACTAGAAAGTGCAGTTATCACTTCTATTCCAGCTTCCATAATTAAAGTCTCTGCAGGTATGTCTAGTACTTGTAAAACGTCTGCATTGTCTGGTCCAGTGCCACCTCTAAGTTGAGATAAATCAATAGTATTCTCAACTAAATAAGGTACCCTTCCATTAGAAGGATGACCTGTTGTGCCACCGGCACCGGTTACATTTAATGTACCCATTTTATATTAATCCTTTCTAATTTATGTATTTAAATCCACTACACCAGTGAATACACCTTTGTAGCCATCACCTGAGCCACGAAGTACTTTACGACCAAATACGTGTAAACCACGAACTATGTCAGAGAAACTATCTGGATCACGTATTACTTCTGTTTTAGCAATATGTGAAGCAGTAGCTACTGCAGACATATGTCCAAACAAGACATCAGCTTCACCTGATGTTCCTGAAGGTCCAAATGTATTTGCTGCATCTGATCCTGTAGATCCAACAACCATAACATTAGTTTGATACAGAGTAAAACCATGTATCTTTCTATCTGTTACTTGACCGTTGAATAAGTTGGATGGGCCTCCTGTTACAGAAGCATCCATAACTTTTGAGTCAGCCTGTCTTAATATTTCAAAGAACTGAGGACTGGCACAAAGCCAACGGTTTTCACCCGGAACGTCATTGTCGTCTAATACACGAGCTGCTGTACTAAGGTAGTTTGCTATTTCGTTACCTGTATTACCAGATATAGCAGTACCTGCAACACCCAATGTGCCATCTATAGTAGCAGCACCATCGTTAATTGCGTTTAGTACGTTAAAGTCGTATGATTTCTTCAGAGCATAAGCACCTGAAGATGTTGCAAGAGCTTCCCAGTTTACGTGTGCTTGTCTTTCTTCTATGTCGTCAACTTTAAACGCAAAGTAATTGCCTTGATCCACTGTTAGTGTGATTTGATCATCTGCAAGTGTTTGTGTGTTTATAGTTTGTCCACGACCATAAGAAGCCACAGTAACTGTTGGTTCTTTTAGTATGTTTACAGTATCACCGTAATTCTCAATTTCTCCGGTGTAATCAGTATTTGTAATTGCTTCAGCCACTGATGCCCTACGGAAATATTTAAGAACCTTTTGACTGTAAATAGCAGGTGCCCAATTTCCAGAAGGTAAATTCTGATAACCGGCTGCTGATCCCATTGTAGCCATATTTATTGTCCTTTATTTATTCATTAATAACACGACCAGACTGCATAGCCTGATCAATCTCAGATTCATACTTCTCAAACTCCCATGGTTTAAGCTTTTGAATCTCAGAAAGCTTCCAAGTCTTATTACTCTGCCCAACATTTACTTCTCGGCCTGAAGCCTTAGTAACTGCTCTAGCAGCATCTTTAGATTTGGTAGGTTTCCGTTTCCCATCTATTCCAACATCTGCTTTGTATAAATCAACAGTTCTACTAGCCCAGACAGGATCAGTATTGTTTTTAGTAATACCTTCCGAAATGCTTGTAGGCTGTTGCTCAAGCCATGATAAAAAATTTGAATCAGTTTTTATTTGATCAAAATCTGGATGAGTAGAAATAAGTTGTTTATAAGCAGATTGTATTTTTAACTTTGATTCTCTTTCAGTTAATTCTCCAATTTTTGCTTGCAAATCTTCAACTTTTTCAGAAGCCATTTTGTGAGAAATAGTTTCTACAACTTGGTATACATCTGGGTATTGTTCTTTAAACTGTTCTAACTCTTCAGCCGACTTTGGTGGAGCATATTGAATTTGCCTTTCAGCAACTTTACTTTGTGCTTCTAAAGTTTCCTTCTCTTGCTTCCATTCTGACAGCTTCTTGTCATAATATGTTTTAAGATCATCATACCTTTTTTTATACTGTATTTCTGTTTCTCCTCCCATGATACCATCATTTGATTCTTGGTTTGAGTTCTTTGAGTCCATAAAACCTGTTACTTCTGGAGTAGCTTCCATAGATGCCTCTACAGATGGGTCCTCAGTTTCAGTTATGTCCTGTTCCTCTGATGTTGTCACTCTATCTTTTCCTCGATACATATTTGCTCTAGGGTCCATATCAAGTGCATCAGGTTTGCTGTGCATGTTGGTTTTCTTTTTTGCCATGTTATTATTCCTCCTTTAGGGGCCTCATTAATTTGAGGGTGGCCATGATTGGCTGATTTATCCAGTGCTAGATGGCATCTAGGTGGCTGGAATTGTTTTAGACTTATTTGTCTAAATTTTATTTTAAGCTAGGATTAAGTTTTTGATTAACTTTATTCATGTACTTTTTCATATCTTCGTCAGATACTTTTGTACCTCTCCAATGCCTAATAAAGTTTTTAAATTCATTACTATTTGTATCTGTTACCTCATAGTATTCTAACATATTTCTAATAAGGCCAGTGGCATATTTTTTATACCTTTCTTCATTTGCTTCATCAAAAATAATTATTCCTTTTTTTCCATATTCTAAATTATCTCTAGCATGGTCAGCTACTTGTTGATTGATTTTACCTGCCTCTAGCATTTTTTTCCAATCATTATTACCATACTTTAAAAACTCTTCTGATTGAAGGTTTAGTTGTTCTCTCATATTATTAGTATCTATATCCTCAAATTTATTAAATCTATCATCCTGTATTAATCCTTGAGTAACCTGAACAGGTCCAAATGCAGAAGAACCTTCTTCTGGAATAACTCTTGTTCTTATAAAAGGATCTTTTTCAGAACCTGTTTCAGCATAAGCTAATCCTTCATAAACCCTTGAAGCAAGGCTATCACCCTCTTCACCTACTATTATTCCTTTTTTAGCTCCCATAATAGGAGGCATTCCTAATTGTTGAGGTTGCTGTGGTTGTTCATTAGCTATAGCCTCTTCTGTTTGAGCTGCACCTTTTTTATTCCATTTATCTATAGTTTCTTTTCCTATGACTTCTGATTCAGCTTTTGTAAATTTAAACTCTCCATTAGATGTGGCTATATCTACTCCATCTCCTTGGTATTGTTGCTCATCATCAATTATTTTACCTTGAGAACGTAATATTTTTCTAGCATCTTCTCTAGCTTTCATAAGATCTTTTAAACCTACTATTTGTACGGCTGCTGCATTTATAATAGCAGAACCTTCTTCTACATTATCCATAGGAACGGTGTCAGCAACCGGAGAAGCATTAGGATCTTGAGTATCCTGTATCAAACCAGACTGTGCCCCGGGAAGCACTTCTTGTACAGGAGGCATACCTTGTACCTGTTCTTGTTCTTGTTGTAAATCCTCTGTTCCTAAAGCAAACTCTTGTCTAGGATCTGCTAAAGGAAAAAATCGTTCTTCAGGTTGTGTTTCTTTTACAGAAGGAGCATCCATAGGAGGAACATCCATAGGAGGAGCATTACCTTTAAAGTCAGAAGGTTCACGTACAGGAGGAGCATTGCCATTAAACACTTCTTTTGAACCCTCTATACCAGCCATAACCTCTTGTATATAATCCTCATCTAACCCTCTCATACGGCCATATTCTTCATGGGTCATTTGTTCTTCTAAAGGAACGTCTTCTATAGGTTTATCCCTTTGTCCTTCAGGAAAATTACCTGTTCTTCCTTTAAAATCTAAAGCCATAAATTGATTTATCATAGGAGCTAGTTCCATTAATTTTTTTAATTCATCAGGAGTAAGATTTTGTTCGTAGGTTTCTTTTAAACGTAAAGATTCTACATGAGGATCATTTCTTCCTATAAATTCATGGTTCATATCTTGTAAACTTAACATAATTATTCCTTTAGCCAAAAATAGACTTAGCATATTTATTTACTTCTTTTTCATATTGTTCTTGAGAAGAAAACCCTACTCTTTGTCCAAGATCTGTATTAAAGTACGTAGGATCACCCTCATATGCACCAGAATCTATCCATCTTTCAATCATTTCAGAAGAACTGCCTGATCCATCTTTCCAAGGACTTACATCTATTCTTCGTAAGTAATTACCCCCTCGAATTTTTGCTCCTGTTATAGCTTCTTGTGCTTTATCATAATTTAATTTCATTCCAAACTTCTTAGACCAGCCATTTAAAAACTGTACAGCTTGATTTGCATGTCGTTTTGCTTGGCTAGGATCAAACCCATTATATCCATAAGTTGTTTCAAATTCTAATTGATTAGTTTCTTTATTTAAAAGTATTTCTGCACCACCAAACCCTTGTTTTGGTTTCTTTCCCCACCAACCAAGACTTCTTCCTATCATACTAAGAGCTTCTAATCCTACAGCATAAGGTAAAGCTGCAGGGTTTACAGAAGCTACAGCCCATGCTGAACTGGTTATAGCTCCTGCATAATCTTTATTTCCCCAAGCTTCTGCAGCATTATAAGCATTATAAGCTGCTCCTACCCATCCTAATGCTTTTGCAGCTTGACTGGTTCCAGCAGAAGAAGAAGGACCTCCTCCTGTTAGGCTTCCATACCCTGTTCCAGACCAGCCTGCAGTACTTGCTGCAGCACCCCCTGCTGTCCCGGCACCAATTGCTGTATTACTAATGCTTGCAGAAGTGCTGCCATATGTAGGTTGACCTAGTGCATTTACACCCGGGCCACCACCTTTAAAATATGAGCTGTATGCATCACTTACTGCATCATAAGCTGCGTCTTCAACTTTTTGTCTACCATATTTTTCTATTTGGTTTCCTACCATTTCTGTTCTTGTAGGACCTTCTATTCTTGGTGGTCTCCTATTGTATTTTGCTGAAAAATAATCTTCGTCAAGTTCTGTATCTAAACCATACG